TATGATCGTTAAGAATGTAAGTTTAAAGAAGTGCTTATTTACTGTATCTTTTTAAATTTAAAATAGCAATTCGTCAAAAATCGTCAAAAATTTTATTTAAAAATATTAGCAACTGCATTTGATGCTGCTGCTTTCATTTCATCGTTATAATGCACATACGTTTTCATCACCATTTGTGGTGTATCACCTAGTAGTGATGATACAGTTTTCATATCTAGTCCATTTGCTAATAGCTTTGTAGCATAGGTATGTCTAAGGTTATGAGCAGATAGGTTATCTCCAAAGCGTTTTAAGTAAGTGTTTATTTGCCATTTAACACCATTCTTTTTGTATGGGTTCAATACGAGGTTGTTTTCAAACTCTAACTCATGTGATTTGTACTCTATAAGTATATTCTCCAGTATAGGTGGAATTGGCAAAATTCGCACCGAATTGGCGGTTTTAGTTTTCTCAAAGGTGATTGCACCTTTGACATATGAAAGTTGCTTATTGACGTGAATTTGGCGATTTTCTAGGTTAATATCATTCCATGTTAGTCCGTAGACTTCACTAAACCTCATGCCAGTATATCTAGCTATCTGTAAGAAGTAATAGGCTTGTGGATATTTCTCACGCATATGCTTTGCGAACTGGTTTAAATCTTCATCCGATATTGTATGGATCATATTCTTACGTTCCATACGTGGCAGTCTAACACCAGTACATGGGTTATCTGAAATTATCTTGTATGGGTTTATTGCAATGTAGAATATCCGACTAACTACTTTATAATACGTTGTAATTGTAGTAGGTGATGAAACCATCTTGTTTACTACGTTCTGAATGTGTAGCGGTTTAATGTCAGACAATTTCATATCGTGAATTGATTTGTAAGCACATATAGCGTGATTGTACATAACTAAAGTACTATGCGCAATGTGTGCCTTTTTTATTTCAAGGAACATATCCGCAAATTCCTTGAAAGATAAATCTATCAATTCCTCATCTTTGGTGAGTAGTGCGGTTTTGTCTAATTCCTTTACTATAACGTGTCCATATTCCTTAGCCTCACGTTTAGTTTTAAACCCTTGCTTAGATTTCTGTTTCCATTTATAGCCGTCTTTGTAGGCTACTATAATTTGAAAACCTTTATCTTTTTTTCTGATAGTGAAATTGTATTGCATAATTCACCTCATAATATATGTGTGTAGAAGTTAATACCCTCAAACTCAATTTCCCTAGCGTGTGCCATGCGTTCGATTAAATCAATATGAGCATGACTATACATATCATCATTTAATATATGACCTATCTCATGTAGTATACCTTTTCGTTGTACATCAATAGGCTTATCACTATTAACGAGAATGGTATAAGTACCATCATCGTTTAGTTTTAATACCGCAGTTTGTGTAGGTCTTAACTTAGTGTAAATCAAAACTATGTTCATAATACTTAACCCCCTTATGGGGATATTGTACATAAAAGAATGTGTATAAAATTCCTCATTATTTACTTGTTATTAAACTGAACAACCAAACTAAAACAGAAGTAAGCCATATAGACATTGAAGAAACAATACCTATACTTAATATAAAGTTGGGTTTGTAATTAACAAATAATACATTTAGTAGAATTGAAATGATTAGCCACGGAACAAAAACTCCATAAGGTTTGTTTTGTTTTGAATATAATAATACAAATAATATAGTGGCTATGATACCTACAATTCCAGCAATAGTAGGATAGCCAAAGAAATAAGCCACTATAGATATAACAGATAATAGCAATTCCATATTATTTACCCTCACGTTTCTTTAACATTTCAATAGTGTTTATTACAAATTCAATATCATCTTTGGACATATTCTTACTAGCATCGAATAATAGTCTAAGATTAGGGTTATCTTTTACGGCTTGTGCATATTCTGAAACTTCACGATCTTCATAATATTTCAAACCCATTAATTCTTCAGGTGTAGTATTTAATGCCTTAGCGAAAGCAAATATTTTAGATTGAGATAAATCTACTTTACCGCTTTCAATCTTTGCAATACTGGTTCTATCTTTATATCCAACTCTTTTCGCTAATTCATCTTGCGACATTTTCAGGTTTTCTCTTAATGTTTTTATATTGTCGTATAGTGTCATGTCAAATCACCTCTTAACGCTATTATCTATTATGATTTTAAATGTAATGTGAAATAAAATCAACTTTTATAATAAAAAGTGTTGACACGTATTCACCATGATGTTATATTATGAGTGTGAAAGAAATTCACACAACAAAAAAACATAAAGGGGGTGTAGAATGAACATCTTAAAACAAATCATTGACGATAAAGGATATAAGTTATCCTATGTTGCAAGTGAACTAAGCCTTACTAGAGAGGGCTTATATAAGAAGTTGAGAGGTGATACAGAGTTTAAAGCATCTGAAATTGCAAAGCTAGTAGAACTATTAAAGTTATCTAGCAAAGAAACTAGAGAAATTTTTTTTAAATAAGATAGTGAATTAAATTCACACAAGGGGATGAGATATGGATAGCCTTGTATATACAGTTGAACAAGTAGCCGAACTGTTACAAATCTCAACAACATCTGTATACAACCTAAGAAATGATGGAAAGCTAACACAACTGCCAAATATAAGCGGTGTGAAGTTTAGCAAAAGAGAGGTTGAGGCATTAGCTGGTGTTGAAGATGAATATAACGCAATCGGTTATAGAAAACTACAAAGCGAGGTGGAAAGCCTAAGAAAAGAAAATCATAAGTTAAAGAGTGAAATAAAAAAAATCACCAGCCAAATGCTAGTGATCGTAGGAGAAGATTTAAATGATTAAGTTGTGTTATGGAATGAAAATCATATCAGCGGTATTAGTTGTAGGCGGTATGGGTAGCTTGGAACTAGATAACATCGATATGTGGACATTCATTTGTCAAAGCCTATTAGGTGTAACGATGTGGTTACTAAGTAGTAAATGGGAAGAAGAAATAGCTTTTTATGAAAATAAAAAAGTCCGCTAGTGAAAAGTGTAGAAGAAGTTTAGCGGACTTGGTAGAGAGTATGTGAAATATCTCTACTTATATTTTATCACAGATATAAGGAGAATTAAATGGAAATTAATTTAACACCTATTGTTAGTCAAAACGAACAAGTATTCAAATGGAATAAAGACGAAATTAAAAATTATTTTGAAGCACAGTTAGAAAAATACAAAGGACTTGTAGTTACAGAAGATAACTATAAAGACATGGTAAGTGCTAAAAATGAAATTGTTAAATACAGAACAACGCTTGATAAATTCTGTAAAGAGAAAAAACGTGAACTCAAAAGACCTATCGAATTGTTTGAGGAAGAAGTAAACGAAGTATTGAAAGTTGTTTACGATGCAGAAAAACCACTTGCAGAACAAATCAAATACTTTGACGAAAAAGAGGTACAAGCAAAAACAGATGCCATCAATAAGTTTATCGAAAAGATGGTTGAGAAATATGGAGTGCGTGAAGAATACGCAAATCAACTTCAACATGATAAACGCTGGTTAAATAAAACTGCAAAGATGAAAGATATTGAAATTTCCATTGAGGGAATGATGATTGAAATCTCAAAGCGTCAACAATCAGATGATGATTATAAACAAATCTTAGCAGAGAAAAAAGGCATGATTGAGTTTGTTGTAGATACTTGCAACCAACAATACGAACTTGCAACACCAATCACATTTAATGAGTGTTGGAACATTGTACAAGATATGCCACTAGATCAGGCTAGAGAGTTAATCAATGCAAAATTTGCGGAACGTAACGAAATGGAAGAGGCAGCAAGAGCAAGCATCACAAATGAACCAGTTGAAACAATCGAAGTTGTAGAAACAAAAACTGGTTTAACAGTTACTGTTTATGACTTAACCGAAGAGGATGCAAAAGATTTAACTGATTTCTTGGAAATGCGTGGTTACAAGTACAAAGAGGTATAGATGGATAGTAGATATATAGCGGTTAAGAGTGTACCGCAATCAGCGTTAAAGGTAATTGACTTTGGAAAACTCAAAGGAAAATATGATATTTCCCCTCAATGGCGATGGGAAATATTAACGGAAACATATGGTATGTGTGGCATTGGTTGGTACTTTGACATTGTAGAAACAAAAGAAGTATTGGTAGAGGCTACTGGCGAAACGATGCTTTATGTAAAAGTAAATCTTTATATCAAAGATGGTAACGAGTGGAGTAAACCAATTCCGGGCTATGGTGGCGATTTCTTAATTCAAAAAGATAAAAATGGTTACCACGGAAATGATGAGGCATTTAAGATGGCGGTTACAGATGCATTAGGTACTGCAGCAAAAATGATTGGTGTAGGTGCTGATGTATACCGAGGTTTACAAGATACAAAAATTAATGCAGCGGCTGAAAAAGAAAAGAAAGAAAAAGACTTTGACCCTCACAATGCATACGCAATCATTTTGAAGATGGCAAAAGAACATGGAGTGAGCGAAGAACAAGTAGCGCACCAATTAACTGAAATGTTTGGTGTTGGTGTGATTGATAACATTACAAGAAATCAAATGTCAAAACTTTATGACTGGGTAAAAGGTTATGAAGTGGACAACAAGTAATATTGAAACACTCCGCAGTCCGCTAGGTGTAATGGTAGTAATACCAGCGCCACAGGACAATGATCTATCAAAGATTAATACTGACAAAGAGTACACAGTAGAAATCAAACGTAAAACTAAATCAAGAAGTCTAAATGCCAATTCTTACTGCTGGCTTATAGCACAGAAGATTGCAGTTGAATTAAGCAAGCATAGTTACACAACAAAAGAAGATGTGTACAAAAAAGCTATCAAGGACTGTGGACATTTCACATATGTTCCAGTCCGAGAAGATGCAGTTGAACGCTATATACAAATATGGCAATCACACGGCATCGGATGGTTAGCCGAAGATGCTGGTGAATGTAAAAGCATCAAAGGTTATCACAATATTATGTGCTACCACGGCAGCAGCGTTTACACAACAAAAGAGATGGCAAGACTAATTGATTGTCTAACAGATGAATGTGCGCAACTAGGTATCAAGTTAGAACCTAGTGAGTACATCCAATCTCTTATAGAGGGGTGGGAGAGTGAACAATCGAAAGAAAAGGGATAACAAATTATATTCAGTAACACGCAAACAAGCCTATGAACGTGATAACGGACAATGCGTTATATGTGGCTACAGGGCTGAACAATGCCACCACATAGTGTTCCGTTCACAAGGTGGTTTAAGTGATTTGAGAAATCTAGCTTGCTTGTGTATGCAATGCCACAATCAAGCACATGGAGTGTTCGCTAAAGAGATACGCAAACACTTATTAGAAGAGGTAGGAAAGAGGACAGATGATTATGAACGAATTAGTAATGATTAGTGCATATGTTGAAAATCGCATTAAGTTTTACAAAGCAGACCAAGGCGAACAAACATTCAATAACAGAATAATTGAAGAACTAAGTGCAATCTCTGCAATGGCTGATAGCGTATTGATTGTAGAAAACGAGAGGGAAGAAATCGCAAAAGTGCTAACTAGAATTGCTATGCTAGGTAAACCTTTAACAGAAGAAGAGTTTATCGAAAGTCTAAATAAGGACTAGCCTATGAGCGATAACAAAAAATATTACTATCTTAGATTAAAAGATAATTTCTTTGATAGTGATGAGTTGAAGATATTGGAAAGTATGAAAGATGGGTACTTGTATAGCAATATTCTTTTAAAACTCTACCTACGAAGTCTAAAGAATGATGGAAAGTTGGTGGTTAATGATCGCATTCCTTATAACGCAGAAATGCTGGCAAGTGTAACAGGGCATCAAGTAGGTACTATCAAACAAGCATTATCTATGTTTAAAGAACTAGGACTTATAGAAATACTAGAAAATGGTGCTATCTATATGCTAGATATTCAGAACTTCATAGGCAAAGGCAGTACAGAGGCTGATAGACAAAGGCTTTATGACAGAAGAATATCAGAAGAACGTAAACAAAAGAAACTAACTCAATCAAGAAATCTTGAAGGAATCTTGGAGAAATCTACACCAGAGATAGAGATAGAGTTAGAGAAAGATATAAAGATAGAGAAAGAGATACATAGTAGTGCAAAAAGCACTACAACAAAACGCAAGCGTTTTGAAAAACCTACTCTATCTGAAATTAAAGCATACTGCATTGAAAGAAATAACAATGTAGATGCACAACATTTCTTTGACTACTACGAAAGCAATGGTTGGAAAGTAGGAAAGAACTCTATGAAGAACTGGCAAGCAGCAGTTAGGACTTGGGAGAAAAACAGTTATACAAATACAACAAAACAAACAAAGAAAACAAATACAGAACAAACATTAGATGCGATTTACAAAGTTATGAATGAGAGTGAGGTGGAATATGGCGAAAGCGGATGTAATGGAAGTAATTCTGTTGTTACAGTCAACGATACCAAATTCTAAATTGTCAGAAGAAAACGTAAGAGCGTATGTATCGTTTTTATCAGATGTAAACCCAGTTACGTTAAAGCAAGCGGTAGTAAATCTTGTACGCATTAATAAGATTAAGTTTTATCCATCTGTAGGTGAAATATTATCAGCTTGTGAGGATATAAGCAGTTATGTAAACGCACACGAGGAAATACCAATCGCACAGGGTGAATGGGAAAAAGTGATTAGGGCAGTAGGTGCTTATGGCTTTGAACATGGTAAAGAGCATTTACAAGGTATAACCTTACAAGCTGCAAACACTATATGGTCTTCATTCAACCCTAGAATGGGGAATGAATATAACGAGGCAAGTTGTAGATCACAATTCATTAGATGCTACGAGCAATTAGCGGAACGTGAAAAACACCGCCAGCGTATGGCAAATTCAATCAAAGACAATCACTTGTTGTTAAAGGCAAGTGAAAAAGCAGAAAAGGAACGAGCGCTACTAAATGCTGGGCAAAAGAAAATCGAAATGACTGCTACAGGTAACTTGGTAGAAGTAGCCAAAGAACCAGTAGATGTAACAAGGATAATCGATAATAGCCAAATATCAGATAAAGGTAAAGCGTTATTGAAAAGTGCCATAGGGGGATAGATGAAACAAAAGCCAAAGGAATTTGAAGTGAGTTGTAATGTATCGTTCAATGTTAGCTTTACAGTACTAGCAACCAGCGAAGAGCAAGCAAGGGTTAAGATTGATAACCTACTTGAAATAATGCGGAATGAGGCAACAGTCGATTGCCACATTCACAAAGATTACGATGTGTACATTGAAGATACAGAGGCATCCTTAAACGGAATGTATTACTACTAGGGGGTTAAATGCTAAGTAAGAAACGAAAGATGGTAATCACTATTGAGATACCTCTAAATGTGGAAACGCAAGAAGAGGCATCTCAACAGATGCAAATGATTTTGAATGCAGATGTAAAGACCTTTGAAAGCCTAGAGGAAATCATCAAGGTTTACAAAGGAACAATGTGTATCGAACAAAAGATTTAAAGGAGAATTGAATGAACACAGTACAGATTTTAGGTAATTTAGCACGTGATC